GGAAAGTTGGTTATTAGTTTAGAAATTTACTAGTAACAGGAGCTGGCATGCTTATGGCCGGCACTTTCTTGCGCGGGGTAGGGGCGCTAGACGGAGGTCACGTTAACGTGACCTCCAAAACCGTTTTAGAAACGGGGAACTTTCGTTAAGTTCAATCAAAAGTTTTCTTTTGAGCCATTGGCTTTTTCATCAAACCGTCTGGTCATTTAAGAATGAACCGAGATGAGTTTAACTGGCTGGAACCTTGTGTTCCACGAGTGAGCGGTGCAGGTATTTTCTGCACTGTACCAAGTTAGGATTAATGCGTGTCTTTGAGAACCGTATTCTACATCATGGACGTCACTCATATTTCTGGACTAAGTTCCTGTTTAAATTTAGGTTTTGGCCTTGTGCCAACCAATTTCTACAGGCTGATAAGAAAGGAGATATGAATGCAATCGAAAGATATAAACATGTAACAGAATTTCTCGAAGAGCTAGGGGTGGTTGATGCCACCTCGCAGCACTTAAGAAACCTGACAATTGGGTCAACGCAAACTCCTGGAAACCTGCGGTGCGATTACACCTTTGTTTCGGCTTTCGTTAAACTGGCACATTTAAGAATGACATGTGGCGGGGAGATAGGAATATATAAATTACGACACCATGAATAATGTATTAGAAGAGGTAGCTATTCCAGCCTGCGTCCCAAGCTCTGACCACGTCGATGGAGCCCAGCAAATTGATGATGCTGAATTAAGTTTCACATCACCTTTGGCGTTTTCTACCAATATACTTTGTAATATTATGGGAGAGGAGCAAAATGTGATCAGAATGATCCTTGATTCTCTCCTTTATCTATTAGTATCACGTAGAATAGGGTTAAAACCCCTTATATTTTTATATATCTATCAAGTTCATCGTGAGATGACTTATCAAAAAATAGGTCCCATTCGGATCATGCTTTTAGTAATCGCATGTTTTCCCAGAAAGGCCTTCTTTGTATCTATTCTCCGTCGTTTATATAATGGCGGAGGAAACTTTTTAGTCGGGATTGAACTGAACCCCGGCCCACCTAAGCCTATGGTTGTGAATGCTAAAATCACAACCAATTCTGGCAAGGATAAACATCCTAATCAAGGTGGTAAGAAACTGACCCGAAAACGTCGGGCCGGTAATGAAGCAGTTCTTATTGATCAGATAGTTAAGATTACTTCTGGTCCAACCACTACCACTACCACCACACCAAAAGTGTCGTCGGTTCCAGTAGGTGATTGCAGATTTTTTGTTGAGACAGGAACTTGTAAATTTGGTGCTAATTGTAAATTTAAACATCCCGCTGTGGTTGTCTTAGAGAGTGAAGAAATTCCTGAGGTTGTAGTGACCGCCAAGGATACACTTAAAGCGCTGAATGAACAAGATGATTTAGAGTCTTATTACAGATTTATAGAGAAAATTAAGGAGGTATTTCCCTGATTTTAGTAACATTCCAATTGTTGAAGGTAATTTGATAGATGCTTTATTGTCATCGTTTATCAGAGAACATTCTTATAAAATGCCCAAGTGTGATCTCCCTGCGGGAGACAAATGGTTTGTTAACGGTCTCTATACCTACAACAGGAAATATTCGGGTGGCTATTACCCGGTTGCTGATTTACCGAAAGAAGAGTGGAGTAAACATTTTCCTAGCTTAATTGCTATTAGACCCCTTCGGGCACCGACTCAAATGACAAAAGCCGAGATAACTTATTCTGCTAAGACTGTCGTTTCCTATGTCATGGATTACATGGACCTTTGGGATCCTTATGAATTCGTAGCTAAGGTCGAGTTGGTTGTCTGTCCCATTGGGGTATTCAAATCTGGTGACGAACGTCCCAGTCGAGATAGATTAGACCGTTTCCGTGATCCTTGGATCCTGATTCTTCAGCCTCTTATTAGAGTGACGTTGCACAATGGTCGTGAATTATTCACTATGCGTGATGCTAAGTTTAGCGACTTGGTTCCGAAGTGGTTCACACCCCGTATGTCCTTGGCAGATGTGAATGCCAGGATGTTCTTTAGTAGATTAAGAATGAAGGATTCCCCTAAATCAGGTTATGTTCTTTCTGAAATTTACGTATCATGTTTTATGCTTATTGAGCTACTCTCAAGAAAAATCAACTTGCCACCTGCGATGTTGAGTGCTACCACGGTCGAAAGATCTATAAGGATTTATTCTGAACAAACAGATGCTAATTCCTTT